GCTGTTTATAAGCGACCCCTCAGAAAGTAATAAAGAAAAATGCAAGGCTGCTGCTAATGCTGCTGCTAATGCTGCTGCTAATACTGCTGCTAATGCTGCTGCTAATGCTGCTGCTAATGCTGCTGCTTGTGCTGCTAATGCTGCTGCTAATGCTGCTGCTAATAATGCTGCTTGTGCTGCTGCTTGTGCTGCTAATGCTGCCCTATCAGTAAAAGAGGCAATACTTAACTACCTAAGCAAGCTTGAAGATCCAAAGCCACAAGCAATTAAATCTACTGGACCAAAGCCTCATGAATTTAGTCCTCATAATCTATCAGTGTTAAGCCATAAAGCCCAAACAGCTATGAACACCCTTGAATCGCTTGATTACTTATATAACGAGGCAGAGCAATGGAAACCACCTCTAGGCAAGAAACCTGAATACCTGAACGATAAGCCAGTATTCACCCAAGCCATGGCTGATGCTGGGGAGTTGCCGCCAGTTGGGTATCTAGCAATGTTTAAGATTAACGGGGTGATGGTAGAGGGTCTTGTAAAGGCGAAGACTAAAAAGTTTATTATCTTTGACGCCGACGGTGATGAAAGAGTTAGGCAGATTGGCGAGTGCACCATCAAACCAACCCAAACAGAGCGCGAAAAGGCTATTGAAAAGTGTATGAGTGTCGGAGGCTTGCGCGCTAGAGATGGTGCTAAAGAAGTTTATGGAAGCCTTTATGATGCTGGACTACTAAAATGCTAACTAGAATCGTAGACTATTTGATTTACTTTTTACTGAATGAACAGTGAAGGTTCTGAAATGACTAACGCAAGAAAAGGAAGGGGCCTAGGTAACAACTATGGCCCATCATGGCACAGTTCCCCACTATGGGATAACCTGCCAAGCAAACCGGTAAACGGGTGTAAACACCTAAATACTAAGTTCACCGCTAACGGCCAAGAGTGCAAGAATTGCGGTGAGATGCTGCCAAAGGTTGGGGGTTAAAATGACGGATACGCCGCTACTGATAATCGCAAGAGATGAAAAAGACGCTGATAAATACGCGCGCTCCAATGACGTAGAGAATTTTATCCATGTAAAAAACGTTGAGTCATTAAGAGGTATAGAAAGAGGGCTGGAATACGTGTGGGCTCCAGGATTTATGCACTTGACAAGCATCAGGGAATGGCGCGCTATAAGAGAAGTGTTAAATATTAGAGGGCACAGCCACCAATCAAGATAAGGAGTAGGTAATGGGTAGAAGATCAAGCGCAATAGATAGAGCCAAGTTGATTAACGATATCAAAGAGCTTAGATCTGAAGGTGCCAGGCTTTCAAAGATTGCAAAGGTTCTAGGCAAGGATTACTTGTTAATCAAGCGCCTTGTAAGCCTGATAGAAGACTAAAGCCTATGACAACCATTAAAACCATAGTAAACAGCACAGGAGAGCTAACCATTAAGCTAGTAACGCTTATGATAGTAGCATCGATATACACAGCCTGTGCTTTACTAGTAATATATAGCGGTATAGTTATTTGCATGAAGAGTGCAACAGACTGGATTAAAAGCAAATGGAGAATTCGCGGTGAAGAATCTGAATAAGTGCGGGTGTGGTGGGAATGGTTTTTTTGAAGAGGTTTACACTGGAAAATTCGTTGTAGAATGCCATAACTGTACGATGTCGACCTCGGTAGCGGTGCATTCTAAGAAAATGGCGGCGAATCAGTGGAATCGCGCAAACCCTAAACCTAAAACTGAGTGGGCTAGTGTTACTGAGAACACACAACTAAAAGGAGATAAGCTGTACCACGTGCTTAAGGATTGCGGTGATATTGTTGTGTGCAGATTTAACAACTACAAGTCATTAGGGGGGCGGACTAACTACTGGCAAGATCTAAATCACCACGACCTTAGCATGATTGGGACTAAGTACATTGAGATTATAACGCCAGAGGCAGCAAAGGTTGAGGGTTAAGCATGACCATACAGGCTCAATATTATTTAAACTGCAATGTGTGCGGAATTACGTACCCCTCAAAACCCGATAGCCCTCAAGATGTAGAGGACGAAGCTTTAGATGATGGGTGGGAAATACTTGATGATAAAGGCACTTGCGGGCATGGTGATATACTATCTACCCATATATGCAAACAATGCGCTGACAAAGCAAGAGCTTGCAGCCATATTTAAACCGAGTTAATAACAACTAGTAGAGGTAGCAATGGCTAAAGTAGACGCCGTTAAATCACTTACTGAAGAGCAAAAAGCAATGCTTGACAGTATGACGCCATTAAGAAGAAAGATGGCACTAAACACGCTTAAGGGTATGAAGCCAGGACCAGCGCACAAGAAAGCAGGAGGCACCTGTAACAACGAAAAACAGAGGCACTTGCTAGGCAATCAAATCCTTTCTAATCCTATAGTGGCCGACTTTTTAGCTTCAGTTAATCAAGATATAGCCTCTGAGACGAAGATAGACGCCACGTACATGCTTAATCGCATGTATGAGGTGGATAACATGGATCCTCTCGATATACTCAATGACGACGGTTCTATTAAGCCTTTGAGGGAGTGGCCTAAGATATGGCGGCTGGAGTTAAGTGTGTTCGAGATAGCGGAGATCTTAGAGAGTAAAGGGGATTCTAAGCAGGTGGTCGGATTGCTTAAAAAAATTAAATGGACTGATAAGACTAAGAACCGTGAAATGATGGGCAAGCACAAAGCTGTCAACGCATTCAAAGAGGTTGTTGAGCATAATCACAAAGGCGTTGTGTTTAACATGAACTTTGGCGGTGATAAGTGAATACAAACCCATTTATTTAGCATAAAGTAAAGAAAATCCCCGCTGTTATACTTAAAAAAGTGAATAAACTATGAGTAAAGATATAGATTTATACTTAGACCTGCCGACAGACTGTTTAATAGACCCTAAATGTCTTTATGCCACCTCATCTCCAGGCATGCTAGCTCAGGGGCATGATAGGTATAGAATTACAGTCAGGTTAGATAGTAAATATTTTGAAAGCCCTATTAAGGGTGACGCTATAGTTCAGGGCCTTAAGAAGCTTAATATCGGGAAATCATAATGTCAGAAATAACCTATATAGCCTCGCCAACTGGCGCTAAATTCCACGCCTCTAATAAGATTGTTAGGGGTTTTCTTGGTCCTGTTGGTAATGGTAAGTCTGTTACTTGCATTAACGAGATGCACAGGCTCGCAGTAATGCAGGTTCCAAACTGTGACGGGATAAGAAAAACTAAATGGGCTATCGTTCGTAACACCTACGATATGCTAGAAACCACAACCTTAGCCACGTTTAAGCAGTGGATCCCCGATGAGATATGCGGGGTGACACTTAAACCTATGCGCGGAGATATGCGCTACCCCCTGCAAGATGGGACACAGGTAGAGGCTAAGTTTATATTCTTGGCGCTTGATAGACCCGATGACGTTAAAAAGCTTTTGTCGTTAGAGGTTACCGGCGTGTTTATGAATGAGTCTAGAGAGTTGCCTTACGCAGTAGTAAAAGGATCCCGTGAACGTATCGGGCGCTACCCCTCTGTTATTGATGGATACGCTGATGTTTACGACGATAACGGAGCTCTTATCTATGAGGGTCCAAAGGAGCTAACCCCCGACGGCTCAGTCGTAATGAACCCAGACAACACGCCAAAATACAAACCATGCACCCGCAAAGCCCTGTTAATGGACACTAACCCGCCAGAAGATGATCACTGGTGGTATCAATTGGCTGAGGATGGATGTTTAAAAACCAATACTTCACCGGCTGCTAAAAAGGCAGTATCTGAGATATTCGACTTTTTCAGGGGGCCCGCTCCATTCTTAAGAGATGGGCAGGAATACATAGACAACCCACTAGCCGAGAATATTAAATTCCTTCCTGGTGGCTACAAGTACTATCGAGATATGTTAGCCGGTAACACTGACGATCATATCAACGTAATGGTTATGGGTAACTACGGAACTATCAAGGAGGGTAAGCCCGTTTATCCGCAATACAACGACCGCTTACACTGCCCAGAAAAGGCAATAGGCATCATTGAAGACCTGCCAATAGGCTTGGGCTGGGATGGTGGCTTAACTCCAACATGTGTTATTGGACAGCAGACTAAGCGCGGCCAGCTAAGAGTGATCGCTGAATTAGTTAGTGAGGATATGGGGGTTAGACAGTTCGCAAGAGACGTTGTTAAGCCATTCCTTCAGCGTAATTTCTATGGCATCAAGATAGCCTTTAGTTACATTGATCCAGCAGGCAGAGGGCGAGGGGAAGCAGAAGCCAAGAGCGCCATGGGGATCCTAAACGATGACTATGTTGAATATGATATCAATGGTGACATTGTAGGCAATGAAGACGGTGATCTGGTCAACCCGCTAAACATGGGGTTTGAGACTGAGCCAGCGCCAACCAACGACCCCACTAAACGTATTGACGCTGTTAATTCCTATATCATTAAGATGGTCGACGGTGAGCCAGGTTACCAAGTTAGCAAAAAATGCCCCATGATAAGAAAGGGCAAGATAGGCGGCTACCAATACAAAAGAATACAGGTGTCGGGCGATGAGCGTTACAGAGATAAGCCAGACAAAAACAAGTATTCACACCCCGCCGATGCTGAGCAATACATGGCATTGGGCTTTGCTGGTGGTTACGTGTTAGACTCAAACGATGATTTTGATGATGATTTTGATGATTACGGTGATGACGTCGGCGTAATGGGTTATTAATTATCATACCCACACAACCTAACAAAAGGTAATGAGATGGCTGAAGCGATTATACAGATAAACGAGAGTGACGAAGACAACCAAACTGATCTAACTGGCGCTAGTTTGCTGGCTAGTTATTTTGCTGTATCTAACGGTGTTGCTATCCCCCTGCCTAACATAGCTGACCTGTTTAGCGATCAGGTATTAGCTGAGGTTGGAACTAACGTTATTAACGGCTATCAGGCAGATCTTGATTCTATGCACGGATGGTCTGAATTAGTAAAATTAGGCATGGAGCTAGTCAAACAAGAGACTCATGCCAAGTCCACACCTTGGGAAGGGGCTAGCAACTTTAAATCACCTACACTTATGCAAGCGGCTCTTAAGTGGTCAGATAGAGCGTCAACTGAACTACTAAGGCAAAAGGATATTGTTAAAACCTCAGTAATAGGAAAGGACCAAGACGGCGAAAAGCTCAAACAATCCGATCGTGTTGCCGAATACTCTAACTATCAGCTCAATATTGAGATGGAAGAATGGCGAGAGGAGCACGAAAAGCTTTTATACAAGATCCCCTATGATGGAGTCGTATTTAAAAAGACCTTCTTTGATTTTAGAGAGGGCCGACCCATATCTAATGTGATCACCTATCCCAACTTTGTTGTAAACAACAACACTGAAAGCGTGGCTAGGTTGCGTAGATTTAGCGAAACAATCGTTTTATCAAAGAATGAGGTGTTAGAGCGTCAACGCCAAGGCATATGGCTAGATGTAAACCTTTCATTTGGTGCCGACCCAGGCAATGAGGATGATGAAGATCAGGCAGAAGCTGATCAAATGACAACCTTTATCGAACAGCAGGGTTTTTTTGATTTGGATAATGACGGCTATGAGGAGCCGTATACCTTTGTTGTGGAGCTAAATTCTAGAACAGTGGTAAGAATAATTCCAAGGTTTGAGCCCTCAGACGTCTTGATAAAAGATGAGGCCAATCTAAGAGCGGCTAAGCTTTCAGATTTAATTAGCGATAATGGTTCTTTGTCTGAAGCTGGTGGACAGAGAGAGATAGTAAGGATAAAGCCCGTAGAAAATATAACTAAGTATGGTTTCCTTAGAGATCCAGACGGCGGATTTTTGGACGTTGGCTACTCTCATTTACTAGGCGCCATGACTTCAGGCATTAACGCTACTACAAATCAACTTGTTGACGCTGGAACACTGGCTAATAGGCAAGGCGGTTGGTTAGCTAAAGGATTTAGGCGCAAGATGGGCAACTCATCATTTAAGCCTGGGGAGTGGAAGCAAACAGGTATTAACGCGCAAGACCTAAGAAACGGCGTAGTGCCTTTACCTGTTAAGGAGCCTAGTGGTACTTTATTTTCACTAATGCAATTCATGATAGCAAGCTCACAAGAGCTGTCAGCATCTGCGGACCTAACCAAGGCATTAGGCGCTAACGCACCAGCTACAACAACACTCGCATTAGTTCAGGAGCAACAGCAATCAGCAGGCGCAATAATCTTGAGAATATACCGCGCTATGAGCTCGGAATTTAAAAAGCTATTTATCATTAACTCCAAGTTCCTTGATCCTGAAGAGTACCAGGAAGTGTTAGACGACCCTAACGCCAACTTTGAACAAGACTTTAATGTTAAAAAAATGGATATAGTTCCTATTGCTAACCCTGAAATTTCAAGTAAGATACAACGTATTCAACAAGCTGAAGCTGAATTAAGTAGAGTAGAGCTTGTTCAAGCTGTCGGCGGTAATATTCGTTCAATAGTAAAAAGGTTTTATGAGGCGATTGGTTCACAGAATGTTGAGGAGATATTCCCAGATCTAGGGCCACAGGATCAGCTACAGAAATTGCTATCAGAAAATCCAGATTTGGCTAAGTTAATTAGCGGAGAGGCTGAGAGATTAGATTTAATAGCAGCAGCTCAAACCGATGCAATAGCACAAGAGGAGGAAAGGAAAGACTTAGAGGCAGCAATAAACGCCGATAAGGTAGCAAGTGAGATCAGCAAGAACGAAAGCGCTACTATTCTGAACCTTGAGAAGGCAGAAACGGAGCAAACCAAAAACGAGTTATCGGTGTATACATCTGAGTTAGATTTAGACGCCAAACAACTGCAAAACCAGCAAACTTTGCAGCAACTACAACAGCCACAGGAGCTGAATAACGATGGTACTAACCAAGCAGGATCTACAGAGCTGGCACAGCAACCCAGTGACCCAAGTAATGCTAAGTAAAATGCGAGAGCAATGCGATGACGTAAAATCTGAGTCATGCCTTAGAGATACTAGTGATCAGACCGCCATGCAAGTAGCGCGAAATGAAGGCGTGATCGAAGGCGTTGAAATGTTTGATGATGCTTACGAAGAATTGCTAAGGGGTGCTGAATAATGGCTAATCCATCAAACCCAGTAAGACCACTAGGCCACCATGTGCTAATTGAAGTTATTAAGGTTCAGTTTAAGTCACAAGGCGGCATTATCTTAGGTACTGAACAGCAAGAGGAGCGAGAGCGTAAAGGCCGTGACATTGGCATTATTAAAGCGTTTGGCCCCACTGCTTATAAAGGTTTCTCGGGTTGCGAATCCCCTGAAGATTGGGGTGTTAAGCTAGGTGATATTGTTGAGCTAAGCGGACGTTATGACGGTAAGTTCAGTTCAGCAAAAGATTACAACAAAGAGCATGAAAATCTTAGATACGTTAATGATAGTGATATCATAGGTGTGTTTAGCGATGAGTTAGCCAATCAACTAATTAGTGAGGACAAGTAATGTCAGGACTAAGCGAAGAGCAGTTTATAAACCAATTTGCGCCAGATGGTGGTGATCAGCAAAACATTGATAACCAAAACACCGATCAGCAAAATATTGCAAACCAAGATCTAGACGGTCAAAACCAAGATCAACTAGATAATAATCAAAACCTGCCTGAACTATCACCAATGGAACAGAAAGCCTTTGATCAAGGTTGGCGCCCAAAGGAGGAATTTGAGGGCTCTGAGGATAATTGGAAGACAGCAAAAGAGTATGTGCGCGATGGTGAGTGGATGGATAAGCTCAAGCAGGTTGAGCAACGCATGGAGCGCGAAAGAAACGAATTTGATCAGCGCCTAGATAACGCTAACAAGCTTCAAGAGGCACGAAGAAAGCAAGAGTTAGACACTCTTAAGAAAAAACAGCGTGAAGCTGTCGACCTTGCCGACACTGACGCTTTCGATGAAGCAAGCAGACAGATTGATGAACTATCAGCTCAATCAGTGCCAGAGGTTAAAAACCAGCAGCCAGCAATGGATCCGCTGATAACTCAATACGTCAATGATAACCCTTGGATTAACGACCCTAACGACAATCGAACGATTATCGCCATGGGAGCCCTTCAAGCGTATCAAGGCGCAAACCCTAGCGCCTCTATTCAAGACGCGATTAATCACGTTAACAGCAAGGTTAATGAGCTAACAGCGCCTAACAACCCGCGCCGTCAACAACCTAACGCTAATGAGCACTCACGCCGACAAACAAGAAGCCAGAACCGAGAGTTAACTATGAACGACCTCACTAATGAGGAGCGATCAGAATGGGCTAGCTTTGGTAAGACACTATTTAAAACTGAAAAGGCTTATTTAGCCGCCGTTAAAGACGCAAGGGGCAAGTAATGGGTAGACCAAGAAAAGAAGATAGCAACAATAGAAGTACTGAGGCTCATACCAACAAAAGCAGACCGGCACGTGTGCCAATGAGCGCAGGCGGTAAACTTAACGTACCTGAAGACCTAAAAAAAGAAGGTTATCAGTATTACTGGCAAGTCGACCGCCCTGGTGTTATCGAGCAAATGGAACGCGCGTGGTGGGAAAAGGTAACCGATAGCCGAGGGGGTCACGTAACAGTCCCAGGCGGCAGCGGTGAAACTCTCTATCTGATGCACATTGAACAAAAGTATTATGATGAAGATATGGAGACCCAACAGAAGCGTAATATCGACGCCACAGCAAAGCAGGCTCAAGCCCTAGGTGAAGAGGAATATGTACCTATGGGTAAAACCTCTGTAGTGGAGAGAGAAATAATCTAGTGTTTTTAACCATTTTATGGTAAAACATACTAAATAATGACGGTTTAATTAAATTAGACCGTCATTTAATAAGACTTATGATTAAGTGACCGCGCTAGTAGATGCTAGCCCCGCCCCAAATCACATACAGGCAAGTAAAGCCCTGATTGATTTGTAAACTAACGCGCTAAAGGCGTGTAAATTACTTTTTAATTTGAGGATAATATTATGTCTGGTGGATTTCGCCCCATTCAAGACCGTTCGGGTCATTCGTACACGGGTAAGATTGAAACTTACGCAGTGGACGCAGCACACGCCACTTTACTAGCAGTTGGTGATCTCGTTGTTGAAACGGGCAACCTTGATGAAGCAAGTGGACTCTCAGAAGTTGACGCAGCAAGCGCAGGCGGTTTAATTACCGGTGTGATTGTTGGTGTTGATTACAATATGTCTAACCTAGAGCAGAAGGGTTTACCCGCTTCAACTGCTGGTACTGTAAAAGTAGCAACAGATAAGGATATGCTCCTAGAGGCTGAAACCTCGGGCGGCACATTCGCATTAACCGATGTTGGTGGCAACTTGCCTATTGTGGCTACTGCCGCAACTGCTTCAGGCGGTTTAGTTAATTCAAACATGACCGTTAACGCAACTGGTGCAGCAAGCTCCGCTACTGACCAAATCCGAATTGTAGGGGTTAAAGACTCTGCAAGCCTTACTTATCCGGCAGCAATAGGAACAACCCTAATTTGCCGTATCAACGAATCAACATCTGACGCGGTAGGAGTTTAATATGAGTGGTGTAATTACAACCGGTAACATCTCGCGCCTATTGGTTGAAGGTGTAAAAAATGTGTTCGGTCAAGCATATGAAGCTCACGATCGCCAGTGGGATAAATTGTTTAATACCGAAGAGTCAAGCAAGGCCTTTGAGCAGGATCAACAGTTTGAGGGTTTCGGTTTAGCGCCTGTTAAACAGGAAGGTGCTGGCGTTGCTTATGACTCACAGCAAGAAGGATTTAGCCCTAAGTTTCAAAACCTCACATATGCTAAAGGCTTTATTGTGACTAAGGAAGCTATGGCCGATAACCTTTACAATCTGTTTGATCGTCGTGCTCGCGCGCTGGCGTTTAGTATGCAACAGACAAAGGAAAATGTAGGCGCTAACGTTTACAACCGTGGATTTAATTCCGCTTTCCTTATGACTGGTGGTGATGGTAAGTCTTTATTTGCTACAGACCACATTAACGGCCCGTCTGACTCAACTACCTTCTCTAACGAGCTGGCAACACCTGCCGCTCTTTCTGAGGCATCGCTAGAAGAGTTGCTAATTCAGATTAACGAAGCAACAGACCCACGCGGTTTACGTATTGCCTTACGCGGTGAGCGCCTAATCGTGCCTCCTAAGCTTGGCTTTGAAGCTGAACGTATTCTTAACTCTACGTTGCAAAACGACACAGGTAACAACGCTATTAACGCGGTCCGCTCAACTGGCATGTTGCCAGGTGGTCACATGGTTAATAACTACCTTACCTCTGATAGTGCTTGGTTTATTAAAACTAATGCGCCAGACGGTGTTAAGCATTTCGGGCGTCAAGGTGTTGAGTTTGATCAAGATATGGACTTTGGCACAAGCAACGCACGTTTCAAGGCTGATGAGCGTTACTCGTTTGGCTGGTCAGATCCTCGCGGCGCTTATGGTAGCGCAGGAGTTTAAACAGTAACTAAATGAGGGGTTCGCCCCTCTTCACCTATAAATGCGTTCCTGATGGGTAAATCACTGTTTGAGTCAGTGGCAGCGCTTTGGAGATAAATATGTCAGAACTAACAAAACTACGCTTAACAGCCTACCCCAATGGCCTAGCTTCATTTCTTGTTGATAGCAACGCCGAAATTAAATCATCTAACTACACCGTTATAATCAATGATGACTCAGGTAAAACTATAGTCTCCTCATTGGACGGTTTTGTTGCTACTCTCCCATCGATTGCCACCGGTAACACGATCACTTTTGTTAATATGGCTAATGACGGCCAAGGCGAATACAGCATTAGCCCTGCTGCATTAGATGGTATTAACTATATTGGCAGTAATACTGATGACAAAGACCTGATTAACACCAAGGCCACAGCCAAGAAAGGCGATTATGTGACACTTGCAAGCCTTAACGGCACTACCGCATGGCAAGTTGTCGCCGTTCGTGGTATCTGGGCTAAAGAGGCCTAATTATGAGTAGATCATCATTAGTATTTGACTCGGACACGACAAAGACTTTTGCGGCTAATCCTAAAAGGGGTGACGCTTATCACGCAACAATCCAAAATCTAACCGATCAAACAATAACTATCACGGTGACGAACCAGAGGATACAAGGGGGATCACCAACTTTTGACACTCCCGCCGCTGGTGCGCTAGCTATAACCGCCGGCTCTATAGGCTCACTAGCTGAACCTTATCAAGGCTGGTTACTTACTGGCGGAGCTGCTGCAACTGGAACGGTAGAAATAACTGAGGCAGGCTAAATGAAAGGTAAATTAAAGCTCGGTGATCATTGGGTTATTTCTGATATCTCGGGCTTTAAGTTTCCCGCTTCAGAGATGAGAAAACTTTCAGGAGAGCAAGAGGGTTTACTTTGTCACAAATCAGAATGGAATCCACCACACCCACAATTAAAAATCAAAGCTAGAACAGATGATCAGTCTGTGACTAACGTTAGGCTTAGGCCTGTTGATGAATTCCCACCAGCAACCACACAGGATGATTTATAATGGCCACTAGTGGAAGCGTATCCTTTACGATGGACGCAAGAAAGATAGTAGAGAGAGCCTTTAGTAAAATCGGCGTCAAAAAGGCAGAGCAGCCCCTTGAAGCTGACGAATTCCAAGACGGCATAGACTCATTAAATCTTATGTTAGCCACTTGGAGGGCTGACGGGCTCCATTTATGGACCAAGGACGAAGGGATCGTATTTCTTGATGCTGGTAAGGCGGATTACAATCTAGGCCCTACAGGTGATAAAGCTTGTCAATTGGATGACTTTGTAGGATCCACAACCACAGCGGCTAAAATTGCCACTGATGTTATTATCGATATCTCATCTACTGACGGAATGGTCGCGCTTGATAATGTCGGTATTGAGCTAGACGATAACACCAGGCACTGGACTACTATTGTTAGCGTCGACAGCGCAACGCAGATCACCATAACAACGGGTCTACCTTCAGGCTCAAAGTCTGGATCTAGCGTATTTACCTTTACCAATCTAATTGAGCGCCCCAACAGAATTCTATCTTATCGCCGAAAGACGTTTAACCAAGACAACGAGATTGAAGTTTTACCATTCTCGCGTGATCAGTACTTCAATCAAGTTAATAAACTTTCCCGTGGAACAGTGGTTAATGCTTATTACTCGCCACAAATTAACAATGGCCGAGTTTATGTATGGCAGACAGCTAGCAGTGTTAATGACTTTGTGCGCTTCACGTTCGAGCGCTCAATAGAAGAGGTGTTGATAGGTGATGATAACTTGGACCTGCCTAACGAGTGGCTAGAAACTGTTATTTATGGCTTAGCGGCTAGATTGATTGATGATTATGACACGCCAATAGCAAAAGGTGATCGTATAACTCAAAAGTCTGCCGCCCTTCTTGATCAGCTGCTTGGCTGGGATGAAGAAATGGGATCACTTAATTTACAACCGGACTTTACATAATGGCTAGAACTCCTTTATCAATACCATTAGGTTTTTATCAATCAGAGAGTCTAACTTTTAGCGCTCAACGCTGTATTAACTGGATCCCCGTAATCCCACAAGGCGAGGCGCTAAATAATAGAGCTTTGATGATGCGCCCAGGGTTAAAACAGTTTGCCGACACCCAGCTAGGAGCGTGTAGAGGCGCTTGGGTGTTTAATGAGGTTCCATATTTTGTTAACGGCAACTCGTTAACCTCTGTTAGCTCCACAGGAGTAGTCACAGATCACGGGACCATTAGCGGAACAGCAATGGTTTCACTAGCCTCTAACAAGTCTTTTTTAGTTATCGCTGTTCCTGGTGGTGATGCTTACGGATTTGACGGGACCACCTTAACGAAGATCACCGACCCAGATTTTAAACCGTCTGATTCGGTAGTTTTTAAAGATGGTTTCTTTGTCTTCTCTGCATCTGATGGTAATTCTTTTTTTCACTCAGAGATTAATGATCCTTTTTCATATAACGCGCTAGATTTTGGTTCAGCCGAGGTTAGCGACGATCGCATAGTTTCCTTACATGTAAATCACAATGAGCTTTATGCGCTGGGAACATTAACTATAGAAGTTTTTCAAAACGTCGGCGGCACTGGCTTTGTGTTTCAAAGGATACCAGGGGCCAACATAACAAGAGGTTCAGCCTCTAAATATGGAACCGTTGATTTTGATGGGTCATTTGTGTTTATGGGTGGCGGAGTTAACGAAAAAGCATCTATTTGGAGAGTGATCGGCAGTTCTCAAGCTCAGAAGATTAGCACTGACGCAATAGATAATGCTATCCAGATGTTTACCAAGGAGGAGATAGAGAGCGCCTTTAGCATGACCTATTCAGAAAAAGGACAGCTATTTGCTATATTCACCTTTAACTCTAATAGAATACCAGGGCGCACATTCGTTTATAATGGCACGGCTTCAGCTTTGGCAGGCAATCACGTTTGGTTTGAGCTTCAGAGCGGCATAACTGATGCTAATTGGCGTTGCAATGCTATCGTCAAGGCATATGGTAAGATTCTTTGCGGTGATGCCTCAGACGGGCGCATAGGCGAGTTAGATAAAAATACCTTTGATGAATACGGTAACCCAATCTTTCAGCAGGCAGCTACAGCCCCCTTTAGCCAAAACGGGACAGCGATATTTGCAGGAGAGCTAGAAGCAACTTTTGAGGCTGGCGTTGGCCTAACCGTTGGACAGGGGTCTAATCCAGTTATTAGAATGGATTTTTCCGACGACGGCGGGCGAACGTGGTCAAATGAGTTTAAAAGGTTTTTAGGTAAAATTGGCGAATTCGGTCACGCGGCGATCTGGCGCAGGCAAGGAAGATTTCCAGATCAAAGGGTTGTTAGGTTTACCAAAACAGATCCAGTTAAAGGAAACCTGATTAGAATAGCGGCCACCCCTCAATTAGGGAGCGGTAATTAATGGCGCAAAAAATAATTGTACCCAGAAGGATAGAGGATTGGTTTGATCAAAACACAGGGCAGATGACATTAAGAGCGGCGCAGTTTTTTGAGTTGCTAACCAATACATCAAATATAAACTCAGACACGTTAGAGGACACAGCAAACAGTGTGAACTCAATATCAAGAGGCCTAAACGCTCAATTGTTTAACGTTCAAAGCCAGATAGGCAGCGGTTTAACTTTAACTATCGATACCACAGGATTTACCGTTGATACTACCAAGCAGTTCACAGATCAAACAGAGGTTTAAATGGCACAGCAAAACATAACAATAGGATCAGCAAACGCAGGGGGCGGAGATACTTATTTTGACGCCTTTACAAAGGTTCAAGCAAATTTCGACGATCTTTATAAAAACGTTCAGTCTAATGTGATTATAGTTAATCAATCCACACTAGCTAGCACTTTAGGCGCAACCATAGATAGTACGAAAGCCTACCTTATTGACGGCGTTGTTGACTTTACGGGTACAGGGTTGAATATAGAGGTCCCAGCGGGTGGAATTAACCTGCTAGGCTATACTTTTGACGTATCAAGAATTATATGCAGTGATATAAACTACACTCTGTTTACCTCTCCAGGTGGTGGGAGTGGAAACATGCTAGGCAGAGACTATGCCATTGAAATAACGGGATCTGGATCTCAAGTTTACAACCTAACCAGCGCAACAGGAAACGACGCTTTTGAGTTTTCAAGGATTAACTATAATGATTGTTCATCTCTCGGGGTTATATCTGACTACCGCCAAGGGCTTGAGGTTGGGACCGGCAGATTTGGAGGACAACCACAATTAACGCTTGCCGGCACTTGGGCGGGCGGTTACTTTATTGATACATCTATAGTAAGAAGTTTAGTAGATGGTGCTTACACATTATTTAAATCTGGTACGGCTTTCTCTATGGAGTCAAGGTTTAGATCTAACCACAATATAGACTTGCCGACTAACGTTTCATTTGTTGACTTTTCCCCCTCTGATTTTGCAAACCCGTCGACCCTTCAGCTAGAAGATTGCTTAATTAGTCGGAACGGGGTTTTTGACGCAAGCGATTCAAACTTAACCCCTAACGTTTCTGCTTCTGATCTAGCTTCAGATTGGACGGGTAATAATGGTTTACCAAACACTTTTGTAGGCGGTGAGCTATCAATAACTGTAGAGGTGGCAACAGTAATTGCCGTTGCTGGCACTTTTGTAGATATGGCAGGTACTTACACCCCTAACGATTTACAACACTTTGACGAGCCAGCAAACGGACAGTTGAGGCATCTTGGTAACTCGCCTCTTGAATATTCAGTATCGGGGCAGCTAGTTTTAGATTCGACGGCTAACGACGAAGTAGATCTTAAGATTGTTATATTTAGATCCGCGACTACAACATTTGAAGACGGTAAAACAATCAGGAGAGTAATAAACAACTTGCAAGGGGGTAGAGATGTAGCCTATTTCGCATTGAGTGACAATATAACCTTAAACGAAAATGATTATGTAAAACTACAAGTTGCCAACGTTGGCGCGACCAATAATATAACCGCTGAATTAGATTCTTTCTTTACAGTGAGGGCTAGATAATGGCAGCAGATACCGCGCTAGTTGACGGGGTTGTAAACTCGACCTCTAACACGCTTGAGATTTTATTTACTGCCACTGATGACACCATAATAAAAGCTGTTACTGTGACCAATACAACAGGGGTTAACGCTTCCTATGTGATGAACATTGTTCCTTCAAGTGGTGATGTTGGTAATCCAGAAATACCATTCAGGGTGGTGATCAGGCAAAAATCAGATCTTGGGGCTGAACTAATAGGGCATGTGATACCAAAAGGCGGAACTCTTAGGGCGGAATCAAGTCTTGCCGGCTCTATAGCTTATAGAGTGACGGGGCAAACACTAACAACTTAGCGATACTTGTTAAATCGTGGTAGGATTCACCAATAAATAGTCATTTTAAAAAAACAGGCTGAAATAATGATAATGGTTTGCAATGACGAACAAGAGGTTAGAGATATTGTTATTAATGATCCTGAAATGTTTGAGCGGGCCAAGTGCGACGGGTTTAACCCTAATAGAAGATTGATTGATAGCGGCGTGTGGCTAAAGTGGGTCGATAACGAGAATGGAGAAACAAAAGCGCTATGCGTATTCAGGGCTGACTCTATTTATATAATTGATATTCATATTCATGTGCCTAAGCAGTTTAGAGGGAAAGGAACCTTAAGCATGGGAAGGGACTTTTTAAGATGGATAGTAGAAAACAACAACGGATTGTTTTTAAAGTTTAACACCTGCATACCTGAAATACACAGAGATGTTGTATTATTCGCCATGAAGCTAGGATTCAAAAAAGAAGGTATTAACAGATTGTCTGTGATAAAAAACGGTCAGTTAATGGACATGATAATGATGGGATTAACATTTGAGGAGGCGCGATGAGCTTTTTGCAAAGCGGGCTTGATTTATTTGGCCACCAAGGAGCATTACAGCAGGTTGAAAACACCGCTGAGGCCACAAGGTTAGGCACCGAAGAAACCAGGCGTCAATTTGATATCCAGCAAGCTAGGCTAGATCCGTTCTTTGAGCAGGCCGCGCCAGCAGTTGATCTCCTAGCTAGGTTTTCAGGAGCCCAAGGAAGAGATAAGCAGGCTCTAGCGTTTCAGGAGTTTGAAGAATCACCAGGGCAAAAGTTTTTAAGAAGTAGGGGATCTGACGCTGTAAGGCAGACACTGTCAAAGCTTGGGACAGGTGACGACAGGGTTTCTAAGGCTTTAGCATCTGAGGGGGCAGATATAGCTGCTCAAGACTTTCAAAATCAACTCAACAGGCTGGCGGGTGTTGCCGGTATAGCGCAAACAACAGGGTCACAGCTTAATCAAGGCAATAGGCAATTTGCCACTCAATTCGGTAACGCCCAATCAAATGTATTTAACACTGCCAGTCAAGGGATATCTAACATTCAGCAAGGACAAGGCGCTTTAGCTGGTCAGTTGGCACAGTTGGCAGGGGCATTTAGCGGGGGTAGTGACTAATGAGCAGTGTATTAAAGGTTCTTGATCCTGGTGATCTTTTTGGTACTCAAGCAAAAGAAAGCGCCCAAGACATACAGGCTGAATCAACCAGATCCAGCATTGAAGAGTTAAGGCGTCAATTTGATATTCAACAAGGGCGGCTAGAGCCTTTTTTCGAACAATCAAAGGGCGCTATCAATTTGCTTTCTCAGTTTTCAGGCGCTCAAGGTGCTGAAGCTCAAGAGGCGGCGCTTGCTAACTTACTAGACAGCCCAGGGGCAAAGTTTAGAAGAGAACAAGCCCAAAAAGGAATACTTAGAAACGCATCGGTAACCGGTGGCCTTGGTGGTGGTAACGTTTTAAGGCAGTCACAGCAGCAAGGCATAGCCTCTGCACAGGGTGAATTAAGCGACGAGCTGAACAGGCTTTCAACTATCGCGGGAATATCTCAAAGCGCTGGTGGCGAGCTTGGCCAGGCTGGCAACCAATTTGCCACGGGGTTAGCCTCTAAATTGCAAGAAGGGGCGGCGTCTCAGAATCAATCAATAGCAGCTCAACAGCAAGGTAAAACAGCCGCTGTCAACACTGCCGCCGGTCTATTCGCTTTATTTTCTGATGAGAATATGAAAACAGACATTAGATCTATGAGTAATCAAGAGTGCTTCGATACTGTCATAGCTACACCTATTAAGGCGTGGAAGTATTTAGAAGAGCTAGGCCTTGATGATGAGCACAAAGAGCGAATAGGGCCAATGTATCAAGAGTCGCCTGATTGTATTAAGGTGGAAGGGATGAAAGCTTTAGATCTGCACGATGAGCTTTGGCTTATTGCAGGAGCATTAAAACACTTTGCGGGGATCAACCATGGCAACACCTGATATAGTAGGGCAGTTTTTAAGAGGTCGGCAAGCTAGACAGCAAAATCAATTGTTTGAGCAGCAGTTAGCCCAACAGCAACAAAGACAGGCGCAGAAGCAACAAACACAAGATCTATCCGGTAAGATATTATCAGGAGAAGAGGTAGACGCTAATTTAAAAACTCTTTTCCAGAAAAACCCAGAAGCGGCAGACAATATATTAAACTCGCTAGGGCTGTTGGATCAGCGCAAAAGAGATCAGGCGGCTAACTTTGCTTTCGACTTAGTGAACACTGCACCAGCAGACAGGGCCGGCAAGATTAACGCTAGAGCCCAAAGCTTACAGAGCCAAGGGCGAGATCCTTCTGATACATTGCAGCTTTTAGGGCAACCAGCAGAGCAACAGGATCAAGCGCTTAGAACTATTCAACAAGCGGCGCTATCTAATAAAGAACGGTTATCACTGCAAAAAAAGGAAAGAAAAATAGAGTCGGCAAGCTTAACTGAATTTAATGAATTAACATCTGACCTTAGCCAAGAAGAAAAACAACAGGCGACATTAATAAAACTGGGGTTATCACCTAGAGCTGTTGGATCTTCACTTCAAACCATAACAGATAGAGGGATTCAAGATCAGATAGGTGACGCTTCAGCGACAATAAAGCAGCGTGAAAAGTTCGGAGAGCTAACGGGATCATCTAGAGCTAAAACTATTGATCAAGGATTTGAGAGAATTCAAAAAATAGACACAGGCATAGGTAACATTGATCGCGCTATTGCCGCCATTAATTCAGGTGCGGGTGTGGGCTCAATAGAGAAGTTTTTACCATCATTTAAAGCCGCTTCTGTTGAGCTTGATAATATTCAAGGGTCCATGGCTTTAGATGTTATCGGCGCGGTTACTTTTGGCGCATTATCTGAAGGTGAACTAAACTTAGCTAAGCAAGTGGCTTTACCAACTGGTTTAGACACTGCTGAATTAGTAAAGTATCTAGGTGATAGGAAAGTTGCACAAGAAAAGCTTAGAACTTATTTTAATGACCAAATTCAATTCCTCGATCAAGGCGGTACAGTCGCCGGCTTCTTAAGGGAAAAAGAGAGGCAGGCAGAAACCCAAAGCCCACCAGCGGCGGGAGGCCTGACACCAGAAGAACAAGCAGAGCTTGAGGCTTTAGAATTAGAATTTGGCGGTCAATAATGAGCGAACAACGTGATAGACTAAATGAGCTTAGGGCTATAAAGTCACAGCAGGCGCAAGCACAGCCAGTGGCACAGCCCCAAGCCGCAACCGCGACTCAAAGCCCAAGGCAAAGACTTGAAGAACTGAGAGCGCTAAGCAAGCAACCACAAAGCATAGGAGGTCAAAATGGGATTAGTAGCGATAATACTAGTAGTGGGTCTTTGTCTGTTGATAGTCAAAAACCTGTAATAACCACCCCCGCCCAAAAACCTGTCCAAGCTGAAGCGGCGCAAGATGAAAGCTTGGGGCAAGAGGTTGTAGGCGGGTTAGATACTGCAAAATCAATATTAAGCTCTGTTGTTGCTGAGCCTATCGCCGGCCTTGCTGGGCTAATAACTAGCCCGTTTGTTGGCCTTGATGAGGCGACAAAAAATATAGATGCTGTTAGGCAATTTATAACTCTTGAACCGTCAACGCCAGAGGGCAACAGGAATTTAAAAGCTGTTGGCGAGCTAGTTAACAAAGGTGTTGATATTGCTAATTTTCCCGTTTCGGGTCTTGTTGGTATTGGGGAAATATTATCAGGCCAAGGAATAGAGCAGGCAGCGGGAAGCGTTGAGGACGTCCAGAAAAAAGGATTGTCCAGCACTCTAGGCAATCGAGTGTTTGAGGAGACAGGAAGCCCAGAGCTAGCCGCTATAGCTCACTCGTTACCCACAGCAGCTTTAGAGCTTGTCGGGGTGAAAGGCCTTAAAAGTGCCAAGCTTAAAAACGAAAAACTATCGTCTAATGTGGCTGAGGCTATCACCCAAGCAGCGCCAGATCTAAAGGCAATCCAAACAAAGAAAACCGCCGCATATAACCAGCTAGACAATCTAGGGGTAAAGGTTAAGGCTCAGGCTTTCGATAGCTTTGCGGATAAAATAAATCAAAGGCTAATTAATGAGGGCATCGACCCAACACTAACCCCAAAGTCAACAGCGGCGCTAAACAGGATCATGAGCGCAAAAGGCTCTAACAAGTCTTTATCTGATTTAGATACTCTAAGAAAGATAGCCAAAGGCGCGGCCAACGATATAGATAAAACTGATGCCAGACTGGGAAATATTATCATCGGTGAAATAGATTCTAATATTGAAAAGCTATCATCTGACATAGGCGGTCAATTCAAAGAGGCTAGGGGTTTAGCTCAAAGGGCTTTTAAGTCTCAAGATATTCAGGATATGATCGAGAACGCCAGCCACACAGCTAGCGGAATGGAAAACGGGCTAAGAATTGAGGCAAGAAAGATACTTAAAAACCCAAAAAGGAGAAAAGGTTTTACTTCTGAAGAGCTTAAGGCTCTAAAAAGCATAGAGGAAGGAACCACGGCAGCAAATACTGCCAAGTTCCTTGGTAAGTTTGGGATCTCTGAGCAGCAAGCTACTAGCATGTTAGGCGCTTCTATTGGTGCCGCTGGTGGTGGTGCTATAGGATCGGCTTTCGGCCCTGGCGGTGCCGCTGTCGGAGCGCTAACGGTGCCAGCCTTGGGTCAGTTCGCAAAAAAGGCAGCGCAAAGAATAACGTTAAACAACACAAAGTTTGCTGATGATCTTGTTAGGTCTGGGAAAAATTCAAAGGAAATAACAAAAGCATATTTAAAACATACACCGGTAGCAGATAGAAGAGTTTCAGATTTAACCGATTTGCTTTTAGATACAAACCTAACCCCTGAAGATGTAAAAAAATTATCTTCTTCAAAATCAACTGGCGGCAAACTTATTGCTGACGCTGTTCACTTTGCGCAAGAGGTTAAGCGCAGGGCTAAGCAAGCAGGATCCGCCGCTTTAATAGCACAGCCAGAACTTGACCAGAAGGAAACTAAATAATGAGCTCACGTTTTATAATGCCATTCGCTGACGTTGGCAGCGGGATCAAACCAAGTTCCGGCGCTCAGTTGTTCTTTTTTGAGGATGACGGAGTTACACCAAAGGATACTTTTAGCGATCAGCTATCTACGCCAACGCCAAACACTAACCCCGTTATCTCTGATAGTAACGGGGTGTTTAGTGATATTTATATCGTGGGTTCGTACAAGGTAACGCTAAAGGATAAAAACGGATCTCAGATATTTGGATTAGCCGTAGTAAATCAAGTGTCTGACTCTAGCGATGTGAATTCACTCTCATTTATATATAATACCAACTTCGATAATTTTACAGACTTGAAAAGCGGAACTAACTCTAACGGCGTGGTTATGGATATGACCACTATAGTAGGAGCGGTGGTTTTTTGTAGAGGATATATAACGAAGAATGACGGCGGGCATAACTGGGGGATTGTAAAGTCAGGACCTCATACTGATGATGGTGGAAGGGTGATCAGTATCGATACTAACACTTATGTTGAAATGAATATGACGGGAATTATCAATATAAGAAAGTGGGGTTGCGATCCTTCAATAGCTGATAACTCCATACAGTGGCAAAAAGCTCAGACGTATGCAGAGTCTAATACAGGCGGGGGAACTCTTGTACCAGCAGGAATTTTTAACTGCTTATCACCAATAGAAATAGGCTTTAATGGCTTCGTTCAAGGTGTTGGTTATAGCTCCCGTCCCACTTGGGTCGGGGTAAACGCCTTTAACTTTGCGGCCTCTGGCATACCTAGTAGTCGCGGCCCTATACGGGATCTGTGGGTAATAGGGGATAAGACTGCCGGAACTATTGCATTTAATGTTGACACGGGGGATGAGGGGGCATCTCTGGCTATTAAAGGACTTTTGTTTGATAACGTAACAGTGGACGGCTTTGAAGAGGCTTGGCATTTAGAAGGCTCTTGGAACTGCGAGTTAAGAAAGTGTGAGACTATAAACTGTTGGTGGCCGGCTAATCAGATAGGCAAGAACGTCCATACCGTTTACAGCGCTTGTAACTTTGTAAGAGGTTCAACTACTTTAGGTACTGGTACTGCTACAGGTGTTAGGCAGTATGTCAGTGCTGGTGGTTTAAGGTCAGAAGATATACAGATAAAGGATACTCTTATTTTTGGTTTTGATTACGCTACGGATATCACAAACTGCTTAGTTTGTCATCAGTCAGGTAATGATTATGATTTCTGTGTACAGCGTGCAGCTAGAGTAGTAAACATAGAGGGTAGCGGCTCTATTACAGGTACTTGGATGTGGTTAATTGACGCGATACCCGCCGCTAAAGGTGTTGACTTTGTAGATACAGGTACAGACACAGAGACTAAGTTTGTTATCTCAGGCAACTCAGTAGTAAGGCAATCTTCAGCGGGGGTTATTGCTGGCTCAGATGGTGTCTTTGTTGGAACTAATCACAGAGGAACGGAAGTAAAAGACAACATCATTAAAAACTGGCACTCAGCCTCTAAGGTCACATCCCCAAGAACTAAGATTCGTAACAATAAGGACACCGGGATAACTTCAGCGTCCGTGAACATATCTGAGTTTGCTGAAAGGTGTTTAGTAGAAGGTAATGATTTTAGCGCTATAGTTAACAGGCATCCTACCCCGCATGTTATATTTGGTAACAATAATGGCGTCACTACGCAGGAAGTTTTCACCGTAACCTTACCATCTGGGCTAACTAGCATTACGACTACTTGGGCGGCTCTAGGCCTTCCAGATGCGCCGGCTAACTCTAGTTTTTCCGTGTCAGTTAACAACACAACAACCACAAACTTAGGTTGGTTAAGGGGTAGGGCAGCAACGACTAGCGTCACTGTAGACTCAGAATTGGCGCCAGGTGCCAACACTCTAATCGATGTGACTGTTACAGTTTTTTAAAGGGGGGCAGAATGAATAGTTTTAAAATAAGCTTAGAACATAAAGGTGAAAACTTTTTACTGTCGGTTTCCGCTGCTAACGGTGGCGTAAAAAGTGTTAGCGAGCACTCAATTAACGACATTATAACCAATCAGTCGGCCATAATGAATACTGTAAGGGAGAAAATGAGCCAAAACAAAGACGTTGATAATACCATCCTAGATTTAAGCCATGAACTCCCGATGGCTATAATGAACGAGCTGGTAAGGTTAAGAGGTAGCATTAAACCCCGCTGATCAACGCCTCCTCTTTCATCCTGGCGCGTTTTGAGAATAACCTCATAGCGCGCTTTATTTATACGGCCCACCTGAATCACCCCTTACGCCTTGCCTTGTCAGTTTGGCGTAATACGCCTTAGTCTCATCCTGGCTTTCTTTGAAAATATCCTCTTAATTCTTTTAAGGTATTCGATATCTTTTTTTCTTAAATCGATATCGTTATTATTTTCCAGCCATTCAACCTTTTCTAGGCCGATCTTCTTAATCAGATTTACCCTGTACGTTGCGCCTACTGTGGCAGATTTAGCGGAAAATTTACCACTCCCCGCATTACATGATTTACACTGTTTATGCACGTTAAATAAAATAAACCTCAACTGACCCTTAGCGCCTCTTGTCATGAAGTGGCCAGCGTCCCAACACCCGCCAGCCTTCCAACCTTGCTCAGCTTCAATTTGCTCCCTAGTTTTATCGCATGAGGGGCAAGGTTCATAGTAGTCGCGCAATCTAACATACTTGTTAAACTCGGCTTGAGCCTCAGCTAAAAACTTAGATGCTGGCTTGATAGCCTCTTTACGCTCTCTAAGCGCGCTTCTTTCGGCTTTTTCCTTCTTAACCACTTCACGCTTAACCTTTGCCTTTTGCTTCTCTCTGTCGGCGTCACGCTTATCCTGTGCAAACTTGGCAGCGTGATTGATACCGCAAAAGAAACCAGCAGGGACCTTTATCCCTTCATCTGCCTGGATATACTTAAGGCAGTGCTTGCACTTGCGTTTGCTATTGGCCATTGCTAACCCTTTTATTTCTGTTTGATACTTGCTTGGATATAAATCTAGAGCACTGAACACAGCGCGGCTTTTCGCTTACATACCTTTCAAAGTGACCAGATGGACAAGCTCTGAAAGCAATAAATTTAACCTTGCCTGCATTAAATGCCAACTTAGATAAATATGCCATGGTGGGCGTTTTGGTATTGCATTTTATGCACATGGGGTTATTGCCCACCAGCCATTTATTACCGCCACAGTGGCACGTTTCCAAGCTTGAAAAACTTTTAATCCCGTCAATGTGGCATCGAATATTTTGATTAACAATGGATTGTTTAATTCTCATAATTACCTCAATATCTCAACTTATTATTTATTAAAGACCGGTGAGAATGTGCGCGATAGCCTCATCCGTCCATCCGTTGCCGGCTATCTTATAAAGTTGCGTGTTTGATACGCCGCAAGCAAGTATCTTATCAATGTAATGCTCTGGCGTTGTTTGTAAGCGGAAGCACTCGCGTGGGGTTAACTTCCTAAATCTGCTTACTTTCGATTCGAATATAAATGGATTGCTACCGTGACCCTCAACCCCCTTGTGATACCGGCTGGTTATAGCCCCCGTCTTCGCATCATCAACCCTGCCATTCGCATCAACACACAGGAAAGTACCGTTTTTACTCTGATCATATTGGCTCATTAAGCACAGACTTTTCTCTCCGTTTATCGCTGTTAGTTTTTTTGTTATCCTTTCCTTATTATTTATGTAAGCGACTGCCTTTTCACTAAGGTAGTATTTTTTATCGACATATCCATTCGCGTAGCCGTGAGTTCCTGCGCATAGCGTGGCTGATTTATCTCTGTGTATGGTGTTCGCCTTCGATTTATAGTTAGGGTTTAACTGATCCCCCCCAGAGTACCTATTTTGAAGGGTTTCCCCAGCGTCATAAATTTCAGGTGCGCTAGGCTCCAATATAGAGCTTAAAAAAACACCCCTATCCAGTGGCTCATCGCAAGGTATATTAGTCCAGTAGTTTCGCTGCCTATTCTGAGCGCTCACCAATGCCGAGTTAATCAATATGCTTTCAACGCCTAGCTGTTCATCAATAACCGCCATGTGTTCTTTTTTCATCTTGACGTTTTCAAGCAGGAACTTAACATCAGGATTAAGCGCCTTAACGTGGTTTAGGATGTCAACGAAGACAAAGAACAGCTTTGAGCGTGGATCATCAAATGCTAATTGCTTACCTGCAAAGCTAAACCCTTGGCATGGAGACCCAGCCATAATTAAATCAAAGGTTGACCAGTCAATATCCCATTCGCGCCACTTAGTTATATCTCCTAGCCTTATTTGGTTTGGGTGTATAGCGTTACTAACTTGAATAGCGTATTTGTCGACCTCTGAGCTGTAATAATTTGTTACTGGCTTTCCTGCCAACTCCATAGCAGTAAAACCGCTAGACTTTCCATCAAACAAACTTAAAACATTCATAACTATTCCTATTATCTTATTTAAATTTAGTTGTTAACCATTATTGGTGTATTTTTCTAACTTAGCTAATTCACTGCCTCTAGGCTTAAACAAGTTGATACCATTATTTAAAGCCCACATTTCATGCTGCTGCATACAAAAAAGGCGTTCGCCCTTTGTGGCCGATCTCAGTCCTTTCTTATCCTCTTTGGACCAGGTGAGGCGCTTGCCGTTTAAATCTCTACCCAACCAAGCAAGGGTAAAAAGCTCATGTGTATCTTGTAAGGTTAGTGATCTGCTTGATACCCATCTACCGCTTGGCTCATCAATATCAACGGGCATTCTTGCGTTTTGACCCTTGAGGAATTCAAAAGTTATTTTCATCCACACCCGCCAAAGCTTGGTCATATCCCAACCGCCAAATCCTTGAGGCTGAGTTGATACGATTAATTCACCATTGGCTAAGTCGGCCTTAAGGTGTTCAATAAACTGTTCCAGGTTGTTAGAGTTAACCCTGTAGTCTTGCATTAGCCTTTTCCTTTTTGACTAAGTAACGGGCTCTATTTCTGGCCTGGCAATACTCTTTATTAGCTAAGTACCACGCTCTGTTATACGCCTTACTTTTTTCCTTGTTGGCGTTGTATTGGGTTTTATTTTTTACTGATTGACAGCTAGCGCATCTTTGGCGGTTTTCAGTGTATCTTTTGAATGATCCGCAACATTCTTTAACGCATTTTTTATCAGAGATAAAAGTAATAGCGCAAGGATCTAGTTTTAGCGCGTCATTGGCCTGTTCTTTAAGTGATTTCATTTTACAAAATACTCCTTCAAAATTGGCAGCGCTGGATAAGGTTCCACAAACTTAACAACCTCATTCATGTAAATCTTGCTCTGAGCCTTCATTTTAGGCGTGCATCTAATGCTTTTTCTTGGTTGCTTAACAAAGTTCATACCTTTGAATTGCTGCATACTGTCGCCCCCTTTGTCGGTATCGCAATACTGTTTTTTACTTCATTTCCGAACACATCCCAGCCCTTAGAGGTTTCGCGCGCAAACATTTCAAGCCGTGGCACATCACCCATAAGCTCTACGCACTTATCTCTAAACTGTAGCGGTTTTGCACTGTGCTTTCCCACCTTGTAACTACCGTCAAACTGAAGAGAGCTTAAAACCGACTCGAAGCTTTCTGGCTCAGCATTGCCAACAGCTCTAACAGATCGGCTCTCGGGCTTAGGTTTTCCCTTTATTGCTATAATCGCCGATTCACTGCCCGCTCTAGTCCAAAAGCCCATACCAAAAAACGGGTTGCCTTTAACTGTTAACTTATTCCAGAAAAAACCATTCATATTTTTAATTTTAAAACCCCAAGCTTCAACAAGCTCGATCGCCTCTTTTGGCATAGCCCCTGCATACCACATAATCAAAACGCAATTTTCAGCCGCAATACTTTCAACGTCCATTTGCTTGAGACTTTCAATCCCAGTGACAGACTTATATTGATGTTCGGATCCTGAAGTCATCGACCCACCGGTTTTGACGTTGCTAAACTGCCATGGCGGATCCGCGTAAATGATTTCATATTTCTTTTGAGTTTTTGCGTTTGTCATTTTTATTTCCTTTTATTGTTGGTTCTGATTTCATTAAGTCGGCGGCGCATATCCTCACCTTTTTCACTTCCTGAGTTAGCATCTAACCAGGACTTAAGACGCTCTTTGCCCCACTTCTTATACATCTTCAAAGCTTCAAGCCACAACCCCTTATCGACCTCAACGGCGTCCCGCTCTGCTTGGTTCATATCCTTCATTAGCTTGGTCACTTTCTAAAGCTCCCCCAGTCAAAGGTGATCCACTGGCCTTTATTTTCTTTCATTCGGTTCATTACTCGCTCACCTATCAAAGCGGTAATATCGTCCTTTCCTAGGTTGGTTAACATTCCAGTAGGCTTTAACCTTCCCAATCGACTATCAACAAGTTGGTTGATCAGTAAATTCTCGTTTGTATTGCCTCGCTGAAGTCCTATTTCATCGATTACAAGAAGGTCAACATTGATTAACCCGTTAATAAACTTCTCTTCTGTAATTTCAGAGTTTTTGTTATAGCAAGATCTCATTTTTATCATTAGCTCAGTAATGGTGATCACCAAGCAGGATAAACGGCGCTCCATCAAGCTATTACATATTGCGGCGGCAAGGTGGTTTTTACCTGTGCCAGTATTGCCAGAGAAAACAAAGCTCTGTCCCTTGTTGCCTTTAAAGTTGTTGGCGTACCACTTTGAAAACTTAAGCGCTCTAGCATGGCCCTCTGATAACACCTGGTAGTTATCAAATCTGCAATTCTGGTGAATAGGCATAATACCAGAGCGCCCCGCAATCCTCTCTAGGACGACTTTCTGAGAATCTATATGGCATTCATTAATAAACTTGCTGTTTCCCTCTTCACGGGACTTAAGCAGCTCCTCAAGTGTGTACGTGCTCTTTTGTCTTGGTCTTTTGTTGTTACTCATGCTCCTCTACCTCTTCAAAGTCAATATTTGCCCAGTCTTCAGGTTTATCGAAATTATCGCTTATCTTGTTTACATCACGACTAGAGGGTACACCCTGGCCGTTTATCTTCTTAGCGGTTAGATTGTCCCATTGCTTACGCAGCTTTTCAGGACTCATGATATTAGTACACCAAAAAGGATCTTTGCTTGCCCAGTCAAACAAACCGCAAATATCGTGACGAGTCCGTTTATCAATGGTCTGAATCTTTCTGATAGTATCGGCCCAGCTTTCATAATTGGGCTTTGCCGCTGTAGGGTTGATCACCTTCACTCTGCTAAACATCCAATTAGCAATTTTTATATCGTCATCTTCAAACTTAAATTTCTTCGTCTTAACCTTTGGTTCAGACAATAGATCTTTATTGTTAGGAGTATTGTTAAGATCCTTTGTTAAGATCGGGCGACTCTCCGACACCCCTAGAGGTGACACGGTGACACCCTGCCCCGTCACTCTGTCACCCTCAATACTTTCTTGCCCCGTCACGCTGTCACCCCTAGGAACGAAAGTTACCTCTAAAATATCTTGGAGCGTATAAATAGACGGTCTGTTACTCCTCCTTTCCACAGTTAAAACCTTTTCCTCCTCAAGCTCTTTAATGTGGCGTTGAAAAGTTCGCTCAGAGATACCGCAAGAGGCCGACATTTTAGATATTGAATACCAGCTATGGCCGTCATCGTTCGCGTTATTAGCAAGCTGAAGTAAAACCAATTTCTTTGGGGCTGATTTTATCTTTCTTTCCCAAGCCCAAAAGGTCCACTTTGCAGACATATTAAACCCCCTCTTTAACTAATACAGTGTATTTAACGTTTATATGACCGTTAACGCGGTCTATTTTAATAAGCCCCATATCCTGCAAAGATTTAGCAGTGTTGGTTAACTGCGCTTTATCCATGTTAAGAAAGTCGGACAGCTCGCGGCGGTTGTAATCCGGCCTTTCAATCATGGCTATGAGTGCCAATTTTTTACCAGGGCTAAGCTTTAGTTTCATTACTGCAAGTTGCTTTAAGTTCACTTTGTAACCTCGTTGTTGTTTGTGATTGTGTGAAGTATACACGCTAGGTTACATTTAGCAACTATGAATAGATTTTAATTATTTAATTAAATAAGTTGACTTAAATAAAAAGCGGGGCTAATATTCAACTCATCCCAGCGCAACACTTAGATAAATACGGAGTTACCATGAGCAAAGAATCTAATGCAACCAAGCTGATAAACAAGCTAGTAGCAGCAAAAGAAAAAATCAGTCAACTAGATATGCAGTCGGCCCAAATAAAGTTAGAGCAAGAAAAAGCCCTCTTAGATTATGAAAGAGTAGAGGCAGCGGTAAGATCAAACTCTAAAACCTCAGACGCCATGTTATCAGGCGGGATATTTTTACCATCTGGCGAAATACTCACAGCGGAAAACAACAAGCTCGTTTTCAATAAAAAGCCTAATACAGTTAATTCCTGGGATCTTAAAGATGAGTAGCCAATCTATTGAGGCAATGCTTCAACAGCCATTTCAACCAGACGATGTTAAATGGCGCGTTCAACGCAGCGGTATACATAACGGTAACCCCTGGGTTGTAGTTCAGCCATACATAACAGGTCGAGCCATTCAAACTCGACTTGATGAGGTGTTCGGTTTTGGCGGGTGGGAAGTGTTCCAGCATGAAACTATGAACGGAGACGGGTTTATATGTACCGTCAAAGTTTGGAATAAAGATTTAAAGCGATGGATAACAAAGCAGGACGTAGCACAAAAGACAGACATTGAAAGTTTAAAAGGTGGCGCTTCTGGGGCTCTTAAACGTGCCGGTGTTCTCCTTGGTATAGGTCGCTACCTTTATCGGCTTAAACCTGAATATGCGCAGTGTTTTAAGTGTGAAAGGCGCAAAGACGCCACTAACTTTATACGGGTTTATGAGGACAACAAAAACAAAAAAACATCTAATTGGGCTGATGCAGATTGGATCCCGCCAGTTTTGCCAGATTGGGCGATGCCAGGGCTTGATTCTAGCAAGTTTAGCCAGGATATAAAAAGCGCTACTTTGGTAATGGGCGCACAACAAGCTTTTATGAATGCGTCAAACTGGGCTAGCTCTTTTAGTCGACCTGATTTAATTAAGAAGTTTGAGCAGGAAAGAGACGAGACTATAAAAGCGCTTGAAGATGAGGCTAAATCTAACGTTAATGATAAATTTAACGCTGTATCAAAATGGCTAGATATGGAAGTTAAAAACTTTAACGCTGTACCAGATGAGGGAACGGTTCACAAAATAAGTGAGCATATCAGAGCTAATCTAGTCAAAAAATGCGAAGGGCAATATTTTGACAAAGAGGTTCTTTTTAAGAATTTAAAAAGCTCAGTGTTAGCCCGAATTAATCAACTTAACAATAAATAGGATATCGATATGGAAAACAAAGACGAATTAAAACTAACCCCAGCAGAAAAAGCTGAGAAAAAATTCCTCGCAAGCACGTTTAAAAACCAGCTAACAGAGGATGGATTAAAAGAGCTTGAGCAGCGTTTCCCTTCAGACCTGTTAATAGATATGACTGTAGAAGCTAATTTTAAACAAGCTAGAAGAGATCGTACTGAGTGCAATAATTTGGTTAAGGATATCAACCGACGTAGAATCGATTTCTCTACTGATTTAAAAGAGCATGGCGACAACCTGATCAACAAGGTAACCAATATTTTTGACGTTGTTACTATTCCATTTGAAAAGGAAGACAAACGAAGAAAAGATATTGAAAAAGCCAAGAAAGAAAAGCATGAGAAAATGCTTAACGATCAGAGAGTGCAGCTTAATGATATTCGAGGTTTTATTGATACAGCTAAAGAATCAGATCTTGACGATATATCAAGTCTAATCGATGGGTTAAGCAATATTGATGTTGAAGACTTTCACACTGATCTAGCTCATGAAGTATCTAGAACTCTAAAAGATGTTAATAAAGAGCTAACTGATATCTTTATGCAAAAATCAAAAGAAAAAACCCTAAGAGAGGAAGCTGAAAAGGCAGAGGCGGAAAAATTGCAGGCTGAAGAATCAGCCAGAAAAATAGCCGAGGCAGCAGCAGAAGCAGAAGAAGCAGCAGAAGCCAAGCGGGTAATTCAAGAGCGCATAACTAAGCTTAATATGATGAGTATTGAGCTAACAGGTAAGAGCTCTAGCGTTATAGAGAAAAAGCTTAACGCTTTAAAATCGTTTGTTGTTCCCGCTGATGAGTTCGGAGATCGAACAGACGAGGCTAAAGAGTCTCAGAAAAATGTAATATCAACCTTAACCACAATGTTAGATCAAGCTAAACAGCTAGAAGAGTTTCAAGCTTTCCAGGCAGCACAAGAAACAAAAAAGGAGATTAAAGCACAGCCAGAGCCGCAACTAGAAAAAGTTGAGGAGTGTACCGAACCTAAGTGTACCGAACCTAAACAAAAATCAAGCTCTATGAGCTGTGATGAGGCTCTTAACCAAATGAAGCCAGCTTCACAGATAAACACTGAACAGCAGGTTTTAGAGGTAGAAGACAAGCCAGAAACCGGCAACCCTAGCAGTCAGTTTGCACTAGATTTACATGCTTGGTATGAAAGGAACAGCATACTTGAGGGAGCATATAACGATCTTGTTGCTGTTCTGATTCACCACGGCATAAACACACAATAACCACTAACGGGCGGTGTAATGCCGCCAAAGGAGATATAATGGAAAACTCAAAAGTAACTGAAGCACTAAGCAAACTTAAAGCCATGAAAAAAGATAACGCCGCAACAGCCGAAGATTTAGCGCCTAAAGCAGTTGAAACTATTATCGATGACACTGCGGAACGTGATGTTGATTTATGCGCTGGACCGTCTACCGTGTTTGTATATGACACCGAAACAAGCGGGTTACCAGAATGGAAGATCCCAAGCGATGATCCTAAACAACCTCACATTGTTCAGTTGTCGGGATTAGTGGCCGACTTAAGAACCGGTGAAATATTGGATCAAATGGATGTGATAGTTAAACCTGACGGCTGGGTTATTACGCAAGAAACTATCGACGCTCACGGAATAACTAACGAACGCGCAGAGGCCGAGGGAATCCCAGAGAAAGAAGCTATTGAGATGCTAATTAATATGCGTGGTGATCATAAGCGCGTAGCTTATAACAAAACGTTTGACCAGCGGATAATTAGAATAGGGCTTAAGCGTTTCTTCCCTGAAGATGTAATGGAGAAGTGGCACGTTAAAGAAGATCATGATTGTGCTATGCGCATGGCTAAGGCTGATATGAAAGTTAAATCTGTAAAGCTGGTGGACGCATATGAACATTACACAGGATCAAAGCTCGAAGGTAATCACAACGCAGCAGTTGATACCATGGCCTGTTTAGATGTTTATACGGCAATTTTGAAAAAACAAAATATTATTACTTAAAAGTTCCAGTTAGGTTTTAAGGCTAACAGTGATATTGTTATTAAACGTGAATACATTCACAACAAAAAATAAGGTTTAATCATGAGCGATAATGAACAGTTCAAACACCATACCAACGTACAAGATTTTATAGGGTCTCTTGGCGCTGGAACGGTAGAGAAAAAGATTGGTATGTTGTTAAGCGCTTGCGCTGAAGGGGTTGTACTTCACGGCGGAGGCAAAAAGGTTGGAGAAGTAAATCTTAAATTGAAAATTCAACAGGTAGGTGAAAATAGTCAAGTTACTATTGTTAGTGTTCTAAGCCATTCAACGCCGACACCAACAGGTAAAAAATCAGAGGATGATTCAACCATGTCAGTTATGCACGTTGCAAAGCGCGGCAAGATGACAGAGGAAGCGCCGCGGGAGGATTTAGACGGCCAAGCGACCTTCCGCCTAGCAACCTCTAAATAACTACAATACGGCAAGCCAGGGCCGCGATCTGGCACAATTCAACCAACAAAAAGAGAACATTATGATAAGCAAAGACGCAATTCAACACCTACAAGATTCAGCTAACTTCGATCTAGTATTTAAAGAGCTGTCAAAACTCAAATCGGGCCACGCTCACTTAGTTGTCCCTGAAGGTTTTCAGGTTAAAGATTTTGAAGCATTTATGGAGTGCAGAAGCAGTTACCGCGCAAGCTTCAAAACTAACAGCGTTAGTGATTTTATTAATTATGTTGTTGGGTTTGATAGTGATGGATCGCGCTGCTTTATTGATAGCGCAGATATGGAAGCTAATGCAGTGTTCGACATTGGCACAGTTGAGCAGCCAGGACACCAGAGAAACAAGGCATCTATCAAGCTGGATAAAACATCGGCATATACAACTTTGCTAAGATATTCAGGTGAAAGACTGTCTCAGAAAGATTTTTCTGACTGGCTTGAAGATTGGGCCGATCATATAAGCGTGATCAATACAGCAGATGAAGAGGTTGAAGCGAAAGCAGCAGCTAGAGCAGTGCGCAATGTAAAGGTTGAATCGCTAAACTCTCAAAACTCAGAAGTAGGAGATTATAGCCACAACATGAGCGAGCTTGAAAAAATGAATGTAAGCAGCTCTGATCCATTACCTTCGTTGATTCAGTTTACTTGCCACCCTTACGCAGACTTAGAAGAGCGGGCTTTTGTTTTGCGTGTTAGCGTGATGACTGGTGAGAAACAGCCTCGTTTCAATATGAGGATCATGCGACTTGAAACGGCCAAGGAAGAAATGGTTCAAGAGTTCAAAGATAAGCTAACGGGACTCATGAAGGATAACAACTGCAAAACAGAGCTGTTCATTGGTTCTATTTAAATAATATTTTACGCGCGGTGTAAAAGCCGCTAGTTAACTAAAATGGAGATACACATGAGTGATAACGAATTTTGGATCAGAGCTTGCGCTATATTCGGGCTTGTTGTATGTACTTTAATGAGTCTAATTACTATTTATTGGGCTCATCAGAACAATAAAATTGCCGAAATGGTTAACAGTGGTACAAACCCTGTAGCCGCTAAGTGTGCAATGCAGGACGATTACGGTAGAATGCCTGTATGCCTTGTTTTGGCAGCTAAAAAATAAAATTCACTGGCGGTGTAAAAGCCGCCAAACCAAGCAAGGGAAATAATATGATTAGAAAACATTTATCAGCAATGATTTTAAGCGCTGGCCTCGGCGCGATAGAACCATTAATGAGTAAAGCGCAAAAATCTAAGGTTAGACCGACTACAACAATTAACCACAAAAAGGCATTAGGGAAGATATTTTATCGCGGGTCTCATTGTCGCCGATACGTTAAAGCCAATAACGGAAAACCTAAGACGGGCGCAGCAGCCATAAAGCGAGCAGCAAGCAAGCGCAAGACAGCCAAAGCCAAGTCAAGTAAAAGACGATAACTGCAAAAGGATTTTATTTAACTGGCAAATCTAAACTTTTAATTATAAACTTAGACTATCCTAAGCAAACTAGGTTAACCAAATGGACAGCAAGCTAAAAACATTAAAGCAATTTATTAACGGTGACTGGTTCGCGGCTAGTGTTGCATTAGACAGACCAGAGCAAACCCTAAGAACCAGGATTAGAAGTGGCAAGGATTGGCGAGTCATGAAGATAGGAAAAGGCTATCGCTGTATTCTCGTTGATGAACCTCCAAAGCGTTAACTAATAGCACTAAAGGCGTCAATGTAGACGCCTTTTTTACACCTTGAATTTATTTAACTAGATATATTTAATTAAATATTGACTTTAGATAAATAGTGGTTCATATTTAAGCAATCAAACAGGCGTAGCTTTAACTATAGGATGGTTAAACATGGATACAGTAAAGAACAAGCTTTTAAATATGGGGAAACAATGGCGTAGAGCCGGAGCGAATCGTTTTTACTTTAGCGATCTAGAGAAAGCTTACGGCTTATCATTTCACTCAACAACAAGCGGAAAGGTAAACTTAATTACTCTTGACGGTAAGCCTATAACTTTATCGAGCGGGCTTTTGCTTCGCGGTAAACTGGCTCTAGCTTCAGTTTGGTTTGATACCGAAAAAGGAACTTTCCATTACAAAGATCTTGATAAGGCCATGGCTGGTGAGATACTTGATTATCTTAGAAAAGAAATATCATCGATTTGCACCAGGGAAGAGGTAAGCGCAAAAACTTAACAAGCATACGGCCACAACAGGAGCACGATATGAGAGCTTTAATTGATTATAGACCTATGAACCAAGCCCAACGGAAAGACGCTGAAGCAATAGCGCTAATTCACTCTAAAAGGCATTGGAGCGTTAAGAAAAAGCTATATAAAACTAAAGCTGGTGTGTTCCTGGTCCGTTGCAACAAAATAATTAAGATTAGATTGAAGCCGACAGAGCAAATTAAATAAACTCACTTAAAAATACAGAGGTTAAAAATGGCACCAAGAACAGCAAATTTACAAGCTAAAGAAGATTTTAACAAGCGTTCTGAAAGTGTTGAGCTAGCGCATCTTGGTTACATGCCTAAAGGCTGCAAATACAACCCGAACGACAAGAGAGAGAGCGGGAAGCCAACCGCGCATGAAATTGAAAGTTCAAACTAGGATAAACCAATGTGTGATTATATAGGGTGCTCAACACCTCCCGAGTTTTACGATTTTATGGGTGATCAGGTGTGTGATGATTGTATGGAACGTGAAGTTGATAACGGTGCAGATCGTGAAGACTTCGAAACGATAGAGAGTTGATATTATGGCAACTGAAATATTTAAAAATTTATCTGCATTTAAAAAACGCAAAGACAAAAAAGTTAACGGTGTAAGCAAAAAGTTTGCTGCCACCTTCCCAGAATACGAAAGCTACAACAGCACTAATGAAGGGTGCTGGAATTGTGTTGAGTGCAAGGAGTGTATTAACTGTGTTAATTGCTGTAATTGCCGAGAGTGTAAAGGCTGTAAAACATGTATCGATTGTAGTGATTGCGTAGATTGCCAGTATTGCGACAACTGTAGAGAGTGCGACAGATGTGTAAGGTGCGAGAGCTGTGTTAGCTGTGACTTTTGCACTGATTGTACTGAATGCGCAGAGCTAGAAAACCATTCTCAAGTAGTAGTAACATCAACTTAATCGAGCCTTAAATGAGAAAGCACTTTGTAAGCAAGTATAAATACTCTCACGACAATAAACGCAAGGCTTTAAGAAAGATGGCCAAACATGGGTTAATCAAGCTTATTGAAAAGCAACGTGATGGTTTTTTTGTATGAAGAGGTCGACGGTTTCAGCGTTGATACATCGATGGATAAAGTTAAGGTGAACGGAGTTATTTTTTCTAAGTTCATCAAAGAGCAATTATCAACTTAATAAGCGAGTAAAGATTATGAGTGAGCCAAAGAAACATCCTACAAGCTTTAAGGTGTCTAAAGGGGTTATATCTGAGCCGTCAAGATACTACAGGGGCGATAGCATTGCTTTAGATACTAAGTGTGGTGAGTTAATCGTTATAGCAAGCAGTGAAAACGCGATGCTTTACGCCTCTGAGCGCTTGATGAGCTGTAGTTTTAAGGTTGACATGTCAAGGGTTGAGGACGTTGTTATTTTTGCTCACGAAAAAGTGACCAGGCAGGATGCACCACAAAGCGAGTGGGTTAGTGTTGACTCTGGGGTTATGCCAAATTGCTTAATTGAATCACAAGAAGATCCAAGCGACGATAGTGATTATCAGTTTGATGGATGTATAAGTGAGACCGTTGAAATAACCGACGGCTACGGTCAGGGGTGGGGTCACTATCGAGATGATGGAAAATGGATTTCTTACATGACAGATCATAGCCTCGACAAGCTTAATGTTAACCCTGAGAAGGTTACTCATTATCGACCTGTGCAACAATTACCAACACCACCTAAAGCTAAAGGAGAGTAATATGAGTAAGTTTGACGATACAGTTGCACTAGCAAAGTAAATTGCAAGCATAGTTAAAGGTAAGGGCGAGTTCGATGTAAACCTAGATAATAGTGGGGGTTATGTTGAGATTGATGGAATAACTGTAAACTTTGATGATGAGTTAAATGTTGATGGTATAGAGACTAGCCTATAACCCACTTAACGCATAAGCTTAACGCATAGATAATAAAATAAGCGATAGGAGCAGGTATGAAAAGAGCTTTAAACTATATCGGGTTAATAACCGCCCTTTTTCTGTTAGTTGCTGTCGTGTCCGTTTGTTCTATACCGGAGATCGAGCCAGAACCCAGAGATCAATGCGTAATATTTAAAACTGGCACATGGTACAATATAAACCAGGTACAAGAGATTAATAACTATTCCACCAGCAACAATCTGAGCTATAAAAAAATTGATTGCTATGATTTGAGGTACTACAAGTGAACAGAAATTATCAATATGGCAAAACAAGCCTAAAAAACATATCAACCGTTGAACAAGATCTTCAGGACGTTTGTCACGAAGCCTTAAGAATTGCCAACGCTAGAAAAATGCACTGCCCTGATTTTGGCATAAGCCATGGTTACCGTTCGGCAGATGATCAGTTTAAGATATTCATGAAAGGCCGTAAGCATGTTGGTGATGGTGAGTATATTAAAATCGGGCCCACTTTTACCAATCTTGACGGGTTCGATAAGGAGTCACGCCACCAAGACGGTGATGCTATCGATTTTTTCGCTATTGTTGATGGAAAGGTCAACTATCAAGACGGTAATATAGCATTAGTGGCTACCTGCTTTTTTGAGGCCGCAAGTAATTTAAAAGTAAATATCGACTGGGGCGGATCATTTAAATCTATTTCAGACGGTGCTCACATTGAACTAGTGAAAGAGGATTGATTTATGAGTTGGTCAGACGTAGGTAATTTTTTAAAAGGTAGTTTGCCAGTTTTGGGGACTGCATTACTTGGCCCTGCTGGTGGGGTTATTGGTGGGCTAGTGTCTTCTGCGTTAGGAGGTGATGAGAATGGAACACCTAACGACGTTATGAATAAACTAAAACAGGATCCATCAATGCTTTTAAACTTCAAGCTTAGGGAGCTTGAAACCAACAAAGATGTTTTGATCGCTTACGAACAAGCAAAGGTCCAGCAACTTAAAATAGTTAATGAGACTATGCGCAATGAAAGCAATTCAAATGATGGGTTTGTGCGTCGCTGGCGTCCGTTTTACGGGTATGCAGTGGCTATTAGTTGGTTTGTGCAAATGACAGGGTTTACTATTATGTTTGTCTACACCTCAATAAAAAGCCCTGAAAACCTCGCCAACGTAGTTCAACAGTTTGCAGTGCTATCGGGTTCATTGATATCTTTATGGGGAATAGCGCTTGCTGTGTTGGGTGTAAGCGTACATAAGCGCAGCCTTGATAAACAAACAGGTATTGAAAAGCAAGCTAAAGGTTTACTGGGTAAATTAATGGGAGGTAAATAATTTGGTCTCACATAATCAACATGGGAAAAGCGGGATAAGTATTATAGAATAAGGGGGTAATATCTCGCAGCTCTGAGCGATAGACGGGCATAACTTGGCAATGTTGGGAAATATAGCCAAGCACTTTAATCAATCATTAAATAGGACCAACTATGCCACCAAGCACACCAAAACCAAAAGAGAAAGACCCTAAAACAAGCAAGCCTACCAAGCGAAGAGCTAAACGCCGTGGATCTGCTAAGTAGTCCGCTAATAGGGTATATCACGGCGGCGTTAGGCGTCGCCCTGATATTATTTAAAAACCCGTCGATTAGGTTGTGTGGGGCTTGGTTTATTGCTGAGGCCCTATGTTTGTCCTTTACCGTTGGAATGAATAACGACACAGCTAACGCTCAAGAAATGCTAACCTATCGTTTGCTATACGCATCTAGCGCCGTGCTTTTTACCCGTCACATTACAAAGACAAAAGGTATTTACTCTGATAATATGAGCTTAATATTCAGGCTCATAGCGTTCTTAAGCTTGATTAGCGGCTGGTATCATTGGTTTACGCAGTCCCGATGGGAACAGTGGGGGAAGGGCTTTGAGGCTCAATACGGTGACTTTGTTACAGCAAGTTACTTTTTTGCAATACTGGGGCTAGAGGCCCTTTTAATAATTCTAGGGGTTTCTAGTGTATTGGCTGCTAATTCTAACCATGATCCCAATGAGCGCAAAGGCACAAAACGGCGATGAGTTAGCCATCGGAGTAGGTTTTGTTATACTGACAGCTATAATCACAGTGGGAAGAGCTAAAAGGTACTTTGAACAGATGAACAATAAACTAGAAAGCGCACTAACGATAAAGCAGCAAGTTGCTGGATTGGTTGCGGCTGGTGGCCTTACATTAACAGCTACCAATGTTATATCTCTGGTGGGTATGTGCCTTACTTCAGCGGGACTTGTTTTTGTTTATCTAAACTGGAAGCAAAAGAAAATAGCAGTAGCTGAAGCCAAGAGGCGAAACGATATAGCAGCAAGCGCAAACCAGATCGCCAGGGATAAGCTAAACTTCGAGATGCAGCAATCAAAACCCAAACCTAGCAACAAAAACAAAACAAAACAAAAAAAATAAAAACAAACCTGCAACATCTATAATCATGATCTATAATTAACTCATTACCACAAAGGAGTTAAGATCATGAACTACCACCTAGTAAAAAGCTCGACCACCTACGCAATAACAAACAAGCTAACAGGCCAAACATTTACCACCAATTCAAAACATATTTGTATTGGTGTTGAGTCTGCCTATCTAAACAGTTTCATTGAATACGAACTATCTATAACTGAGGGTTCAAAATGAAAAACTCATATGTGTTGTTTCACGTTGCTTATTACTCGGTTATATTGGCCGTCCTGGCTTACGTTCTGGCAAAAAACCTATCTTATCTAAACTAATTGACTTAAATAATTTTCACAGATACAATTAATCTTAATTACTTAATGGATAGGAGCTTTATATGATGAACAAGGTAGAAATTAACGACCAATTTAAACATAGAAACCTAAAGCCTAGGCTTGACGCGCTTGGTCACCTTGACAAGGTAAGGTTTGCAGTGTTTAGCGCGGAACAGGTTATAGACCACCATGAAACCAGATTTAAACCAGGCGCGCCAAGGGTGGCCATTGAGGCGGTTAA